GAACCACGCATCGAGGTTCCCCGCTCCCGCCGCCTCGCTTGCCGGACACCAGTACAGTTCGAGGTACTTTTTCAAATTCCACCTCGGGAAGCATATACTGAACGTCGCGCCTTTGGCTAACGACGCCACGGGCAACGGATACTCGGTACTGCCGATAGCGGCTATGCAGTTATCCGCTACACTCCCGGTGGCAAACGTCGCCGAATCGCTGTTCAATACCTGAATTGACCAACCACTTGTAAGGGTGGTGAAGGTCGTACCTACCCTGACGTTCAGCCATAAGAGGTCGGATATACTCTCATCCGTTACCCCGTCTTCTTCGAGATCAAAAAAACCATTGGCTGCATAAGAATGCAATGCGGTCGTCAGGGCTTTGTTGTCCCAAATCTCCCATCTTGAATCCATGAAACTCATGTTATTTCTCCTAAAAATTTGTTGTTATTTATTCAACCGTGCTCTCGCTCGTCGAAATCGAATCGCACCTGAAAACGGGAGCGTAACCGCCAAACATCGTGACTTCCTCGCCGGAAAGGGCGTTGACCGTAGACCAGTTAGTATTCGCTTTGTCCTTGGCGCGAATCTGCATCTGGGCCTTAATCTCTTTCGTGCAGAGAATGTAAGTCGTGCGGGGACTGAAACGACCGTAATTCATCATTTCAATCAGCTTGTTCTCGTTGAACGTATTACTGCCGCCCACCGTTGCGTTGATATTCGCATACCGCCCGATGGAGAGCATGTCCTTTACGACAAAGCCCAACCACCATTTGAACTGCGTACAATAGGCGAGGTACTTATTAGTACCGCCACTGTCAGTAACCCATTCCTTGCCGTTACCGCCCGTGGGATTGCTGTTAATCGAGAGACCTAACGGCCCGCGATTGGTTACGCCCGGAGGGTAAATCAGGTAACAGGTCTTCGGGCTGAAGTCGATAACGTAAATGCTCGTACCGCCCGCATTACCGCCGTCCATCACGGTCGTTTGAGTGAGGTCGTCGAGGTACTTCTGGATACCGTCTATCTGCTCGGGGTCGCCGTCGGAGTCGCCGGAGATAATCGCATCCATTACCTGCTGCTGCATACCCTCGACAAAGGCCATGTCCTCCTGTCGGCGCGTACCTTTCGGGTCTTCGGAAGTGTCGATTAAGTCCTCGTCGATTTCCGAACGGGCCTCAAGTAACGCACATGGGAACGTCTGAACCTGGGTCGTGGACGCCTTCTTTGCCGAACCTTTGTAAAGCTTACGCCACGTACCGCGAGGATTGGATGTCCGGCGGGATACCTTGTGTGAATACCTTTGATTCGCCGCAACAGCCGGGATGAACTTGAAAACAGGATTGACTTCGTTCATGGCCTCGAATATATCGAAGAGACCACCGCCCGGAGCCGTCCTTTTGGCTACTTCGCCAAAGCTTAGTTGACTCGCTACATTTATTTCGCTCATTGCGAATTCTCCTAAAAGTCGTTAATAAAATTGTTAACTTTCGGAGAAGGTGTCCGCATGAGCGGGCTTGCTCCTAACACTTTAGGTCTGCTTGACCACGCTTATCTTTGAAGCGTTAAAGCATCAGGCTCGCCGTAGCGAGGTGTCTGAAATAACTCTCCTATAGAGAGAGTGTTGATTTACATATAACTCCTTCGTCTTTTCTCTTCTCTTTGTTTCGCTATTTGGAACGCAGTATGAATTATATTTGAAGCAACGTCATCCCCTTCGTACTTGTCTATTATCTTCTCAGCGGATTTCTTGTAATCCTTCCATTTACGTCGCAACCAAAACCCAAAACATATACCCGAAACTAAACAACAAATGCTGCACGTAATATAATAATACATCTTTCCTTACTCCTTAATTCGGGCTATTGATGTTAGACATCGTTTCCGATCTAATCAATCAGTCCTGTCCAGCAATTTGGCTTCATAATTGTTCTTCTAAAGAAATCTTTATTTGAAAAGGTCATCAGTATTTCACTGTAATCATTGTCTGCAACATCAATACGATACATTTTAAAAGTATCTGTTTTGCCACCGCCTTTCGCCCAAAGACTGAATCCTTCACATTCACAACATGGTTTTATGTTTTGTGATACTAAGATTTTATCAACAATAAGTCCTTCTCTTCCCGCCTCCCAAATTTCTCTATAAATCGTTGTGTTCAACCTGTCATAACTACGCCTTACTTCACCCTTACTCGATGTGGTCAATGCCGCATCTTCTTTAGCCTCAACATGGCCCAACTGCGAAACAAATGGCAAACAACCAACCAGTTTTAGAAAGTCTCGTCTAAGCATGTTAATTCGGTGTAATGATTCTCCTTTTCGGGACTACTAAACCCCGCTTCCTTGGCCGGGGAACCCATATATGCCACACCTGATTATCTTCGTCCTTTTGAATGTTAATCATGGCGTCCTTTGGAAATTCGTCGAAAGTCTTCTGGGGAATATCTATACCCTTAACGATAGTGACTAATATGCACAACAGGGCGCGCATATCTTCCGGGGTCAGTTGAGGCTCAACTTCTTCTTCCGGCTCTTCTACCGGCTCGATGTTTTCGTTGTCGGCTATCATTATGTATCCATTTCCGGGTAATCCAACGAACCTTTAGCTGCGGCTTGGGGTGCGCCGCCCGGAGGCGCGCCGCCTTCACCCTTGGCCTTTTGTGCCGGGTCTCTTAAAGCTCTCAAAAGAACCAGCTCAATTCCGTTCTCCTCGAAGAAAAGTCTCTTCTTTACGGACTCCCACATCTTCGGGTCGGGCTTGCCCTCGGCGTCCTTGCAAAAGCCCTGCAAGTATTCCTTTATCCACGTCTGCCTTAGAACGGCGTTGGAGTCGCCTTCACAGTCCTTACTAAACTGCTTGAATGTATCGGAGGCGATTTTCTTAATAGCCTCTTCCCTCATTCCGTTCAAGCGGTCTACAAAGGCCGTCTGGAAACCCAACAATTCATTAGCTAAACCGTTGGGAATGTTCTTTTCCTTGGCGAAGACTTTGAAATCGGCCATGCCCCGCTCGTCGATTATAGCCTTCGTTTCCTTCGAGACTTCCAAATTGTACCCGTCGGGAGTACCAGGCACGCCCTCCATCTTCGCTACGTTGGCGCGTATCTCGTTCTTCTGGTCGTCAGTCAGCTTACTGTGGTCGTCGGGCAACCAATAGGGCATGCCCGTCTTCTTCATGGCTTCGTGACCGCCCTTGAGAGCTTCGTTAACGTCGGTGTACTTTGAATAAGCCTTAGCTGCTTCCGGGTTCTCCGACAAGTAAGGATGGTCTGCGTGCCATGCGGGGGCTTCACCACCGCCACCACCACCGCCGTCACCTTCGGCGTAGAAAACTATATTGCCGAACCTTCTTCTGAATAACTCCTTATACATTATTTGTACCTTTCCAGTATTTCTTCCGCCTTCTTCCGCGCTTCAGGTGATATACCCTTGCGCACTTTTCCTTCTTCGGTCAGGTAAGCGCGAACTTCCCTGTTCTCGAAGAACAACTGACTGAACGGAACATCTTCGTCCAAATCAGACCTCTCCGGCAATCGGCCAACTTCGACATTGGGCATTGTCACGGCTTCACGCCTCTGCTCCTGCTCCTGCTGCCGAATATCCGGCAAGTCATCGACATTGACGAATTCGCCCTTACGCTTGACCTTTATTACTGTTTCGTGCATGGTTAGAATCCGTATCTTTTGAGTATCTCCTTTGCTATTTTCTGGTCGGTCGGCTTGAGACCGCCACGTACCAGGCCGTTTTCGGTGATGTAAGGGGCAAGAACTTTGTGCTTTCTCGGCCAGTCCTGACTTAACGCCTGTTGAGGTGTCATGTCGGCCCTGGCTTTGGCTCTCGCTTCGGCCTTTGCCTTGGCTTCGGCCTGATCTTTAGCTACGGCTTCGGCCTTTTCGTCTTTCTTCGGTGTGTCCGTAATCTTCGCTTCTATCTTCTTCATTATTATTCTCCTATACTTGAAATTATCGATCTCGCCACGGCTAACAACATCTTGTTACGATCCGGGCGTAAATGCTTTATCTTCTTAACTATGTGGTTGTGTACCCCAATTTGCTCCGGTTTTAGTTCCCCGAATATAAAGTCCAGGTCCTCAGCCAACAGGCCGGGACAGCCCTGGTAAACCTTCAATAACTCGTTACGAGTCGGTAACCATTCAATTCTTTCCGTCATGCCGCACCCACTAAATCGCTAAAATTGCACTCATCCTTCATAAACATTCTTTCTATATCAGATGAGCATTCCCATTGATGTGACTCGCATCCAAAATCACAACCAGCGTTACATCGCTTCATCCATAACCGGTCACCATCTCTCAATTCCATAAGAATTTCTTCCAAGAAACCTTTGCCACACCTGGGACATATCTCTTTTGCTATCATGCCACACCTTCCAGTTCTTCCCAATCCAACCAGGGTTTCGGCCTATAAACGTCTTTGTTACACTTTTTACACCGATAAACAGACCGTGTCTGGCCGCCCAAACGCACAGCAAGAGTATCGTTATACGCATGGAACAATAATGGATCATGTTTACATTCTTTCATGCCGCACCTGTCAGTAATTTAAGAGGTATCTTCTCTATGGAATCATCAACATAGCACCAAGGTTGACCCACTGAGTGTGTTGTATGCCCGCAACTTGCCCATTCGGGATTTGTGTGTTTTACTCTGATATTAAAACCCAATGAATCTTGATCCCAATAAAATTGACATTCATCGTATTCCGGGTCGAAAACTGAAGAATCTATAACCCTGAATTTATCTCCCGCATAGACTCTTTTTCCGTTTCTGTCCCTACAAACATATCTTCGTTTTTTCTTCATGCCGTACTCCCTGTAAGCAGTTTTAACGGACTGCCCTTCTCGGTAGTGCCCTGTAAGTCTTTTGTGGCGCGAGCTATCTTCGGGGCCTGCTCCGCTAACTCCGCCTGCTGCGCCCTCTGGTTCATCGCCTGTATCAAAGCCTGATAGTCGTCCTCGGATACAATATCGGTCTGGGCAAAATTACCGGCCTCCAGAACCTTCTCTAAAGCCGTACTCCACTTAATCTTCTGGATAGTGTTGGGTTCGATACCAAAGACTAATTCCGATATTCCAATGTTCCTGTAGAACTGGTTTATCTTCCTGTCCCGAACCTGCGCCATACTCAACTGGCCGATGAACTCCACATCCAGTACACCGTCGCTGTTCTCTAAAACAATGTCCGGCGGCTGGGGGAGTCGGCCCCACGGGTAAGCGGGTTCCGCCAGTCTCTCCATATCCAAAACGCCTTCGTGATTATCGCCTAATACCTGGGTCTCGTAAGTCTCTACCTGCGGAGCTAACTGGCCCGTCCGTTCGGCTTCCATCCTGAAAAGACCGTAGGCGGTCTCCGGCTGGTTACGACTGAAGGCTAACTGGTTGACCATCATAAATAACGGGACGTGAAAATGCCTCTCAATCGAACCTTTTACCCGGTCGGCTATGTCTACCGCGATATTGACGTTGGAGTGCCTTTGAATGAATTCCGGCTTTTCCTCATAATCGGATTTGTCGGCGAAGTTCTCTCCGCCCGGCCCCATATCCAAAATGCCCCTCAATGCACCCGCCGCCCACGTCGGGGGCTTTACGCTCATCTCGGCCTCCCCGAATAGGCACTCCCACAAGGCGTTGTAGCCCTTAACGTCGTATATGGCCCACCATGCCATAGACCGGCCGTAAACCTCATGCCAGTTGCGCCAGTAGTGCCATGTGCTGAATGGACGGGTGAAGTAGCCCGGACCCTTATCTTTCGGCTTTAACATCTTTTGTTGAGTGGCGTCCTTATCATCCAGATAGACGAAAAACTCCATCCACGGATGAGTAACGTCAACTTCATCCCCTTTAGGAAGATTGTCGAATATCGGGTCACCGGCGGGATAAATGACCTGAAGATACTTTCCCTTATCGTAGTGTGTGCCGTTTGAAAGTTGCTGCTTAACGACCCGGGGTAACTCATCCTTACCGAAAAACGATAGGGCATCAAGTGCGTTCCACTCCCATTTGACGTGAACTACGTTGTCTCTACCGAAAATGTCCTTGGCAAGCCACCTCTGAGAATGGTCGGGAACCTTGAAAATCAGCCTGTCATTCACAACGTCCCGCTCCCTTAACATTACGGGAGAACCCACCGTACCGGCGTCCAAAACGAAGTTCGGCATTATTTCGTAATAATTGGAACGGTTGTAAACTGCGTTTATGTGGTCGTCCAAATCCTGAATGTACTGATTGACCTGATCGTTGCCCTTGAACTTCACGCCCGACCACGTGGGCGGCTCTTTTAACTTATCTCTGAACCACGCGGACTTTCTCGACATTATAGAACCGAGAAATCCCCTCTGCCATATAAGCGCAGAATACGGACCCGTACCCTCGATAATCTTCGAGCCTTCAAATGCTCCAATGTTTTTTTCACCAACCAGGCCCTTAACTAAATCCGGCCGGAATAATTCTTCAATCTCCGCCGTCTGGTCGTCTATAAGCCTCCTCTGAGACTCGTAATCGCCCTGACGATGAATTATCCTCTTGCATAAGGACTGGTTCGCATAAGCTGTATTTTCGGCCATTCGGCCCCCCATGCCGGTGTGTCACCCCCATAGTGTCCACACAGGCTAATTATTTACGATTTCGTCTTTTGTTTCTCTTCTTGTGTTCATTTAGCCCCTTATCGGTTCCAGCAACTTTACGTCTATGATTTCTTTGGTCTTTATAAGTATTGCCCATTAAACTCTTTCATTGCCCCTGTTTTCTACGCTTCATTCCTTACCACCATAGAACACGATTCAAGATAACACTCTATTGCAGCCAAAGGAGCCTTCCACCAATATGCGTAAATTTTCATGGCCTTATTAGGTAAACAAAATGTAATATAGTCTCTACGCTTCATACTACCATAACTTCCCCGGTGAATATAATGTCGTTCTGTCCCTGTTTTCCTCAACTTCCGGGTCGGTTTTGTTACTCATAAAATATATCCCTGTCCTTATTGCCAACCACATAACTAACGTCACCGGCAAGGCCAATAATGTTATAATTACCGCCGGTATCAATAACTTCATTCCTTAACCTCACTGTCAATTGGAAATTCTGGAAAAGCCCTTCCCTTAGTCATTAGTTCCCAACTGATACATAAAGAGATTAGTAAAAGCAACATCCCGAAGAGAAGTAGCGGGGCAAATAAGACGAACGGTAAACGACAAAGAAATAGGCCATGTTCGCTTATTAGTCCCACAATTTCCCATGCACCAAAGAAAATAATAAATCCTAATATACGCTTCATTCCTTAACCTCTATCATGCGAATGTCTTCCCTAATTTGCCCGCTACGCCAAGTCTTAAATCGTCGTCGCTAAACAACTGGGCCGGGCCGCGGGGATACTTCTTCGCCGGTTTACGGCCCATGTCTTTGGGTTCCGTCGCCGGGGGGCTTGGAGTTATAGCTTCGGGAGCTTTCTGTTGGGATGCAGTGTAAGCGCTGTATCCCGCACCACCTATAATCGCCATATAAGCTAATGTCTCTAATCCCATTAACCTCTTCCCTTCCTCTTAACAACCTTGCAACCCATGTGTTCGGGATAACCATTTTCACCGTCTTTTACAACGTCAAGATGGCATAGCCTTATCACTGTCTTTGCATCTTTGCGTGAATTGAACTGAAAAGGGAATTGTTCATAACCTCCCCTGAAACCATGCCAGCCAACTAAATTCCTGCTGGTCCCGTAATTTATCTGAATCTCGTATTTCATCCTATCCCCTTAAACCACTCAATACGTTCCACTTCTTACGCTTGGCCTTATTACGATTCAAAGGTATGGTAATCGGAGAGCCTATCCTTTGACCCCCGACGTGACCGTGCCTGTACTCTAAAGCTAAAGTCTGCATCATATCCGCAGGGTCTGCCGCGAAGTCGCCCATCGGCTCTTTACTATATGACTTGGAGTCCTCGTCCCATTTGTAACGGTAATAAGCTAAAGACGTTACCAAATTCTTTTCGGGAGCCTTATCTACTACGACACAACACGTCTTTGCGTTAAAATGTATTGAATTGAATATATTAGACAACGCCGTTATGGAATCCGACTTGAAACGGGGACGTGTGACCTTGCGAATCGGGGCCTTGAATAATGACTGGTAAGTGTCTTTAAGAGCCTGGCCCGTACCCTTTTCATGCTGCATAATGTCGTGGGGCATGTGATGTTCGGCGTAAATATAAGGCTTGCTATTGACCTGTTGGGCGTGGTATGTCGCGCCCCGACCCCTCTCGCAATAATAGTCTATCACCCTTATCTCGGAACGGGGAAATTGAACGAACCCTACGCAAGTTGAATTCCTGTACCCCAAATCCCAAAATGTATGAACGGGAATATCCTTTATCCACGGATAAAACCCTATCCTGCCGTCCGAACGGGCTTCCTCTATCTCGTCACCGTAAACCGCGCCGCTAACCTTGGCCTCAAAAGCCTCCTCGACAGTCGATGGATGCTCCTGCCGCATTAACTTGCCTAATCCGCCCGGCCCGTCCTTCTTGGCGGCATACCACGCCTGCTGCTCCAAGTCAGTGACTATGCTCTTTTCCGCCAATTCGCCGAAATAGTCCTTTAGATGGTCGCTTATGGTAATCCCTAAAGGCTCCGTGCGGTTCTTCGGGTCCTGGTGCCATGCGTAAAAATGAAACTTCCACTGCAACGGGCCTAATTCCCGACCCTCCTTTTGGGCCTGAATCGTCTCGGCACGGGACTGAACGCATAAATCGAAGAAGTCGCCCGCCGCGCCCTCCGCCGTGCCCTCTATCACCGCCTTAGACCCGAATTGGGGATGGATAGAAGGCATTGTTCCCGTCTTAATCTCTTCGGCCCTTTTAGGGTATTTGGCGCATATCTTACCCAGTTCCGAAATGTGAAGCCTGTGAGTAGTCGCCGAACGGAAAGATACCGCAACCCTTATACTCGAACCGTTCGCTAAACGTAAAGTACAACCATCCTTCTTAATCGCCGGGTTGATGTCCCTTAAATACTTCGGTAACTCGTCGTAAGGCAACTTTACCTTAGTATTGAAAATCTCCTGCGCATCGTTCAACGTGTGAGCGATAATCCCGCATTGTAAATTGGGAGTGAAATAACAGTCGTCCAGCATGTCTATATCGGTCTCGGAAGAAAAACCGTGCTGGCGAGACTTTAATACCACATCCAAACCGTGACGAGAGGCCGCAAAGTCCGTCTGGACCTGACGACGACGGTAAGGACGCTTTATACCGCCTTCATCGACTATCGTGTATAAATGGTTCATCCGCCACGATTTGTCGGCCATGCACTTCTTTAACTGCGCTTTCGTCTTCGGTAACATTGCCCCCCCAGGCAAAAGTAACCCAATTA